ACGCGAACATCAGCGGCCGCATCACAAAGCTACGGAAGGTAGCGTTGTTCTCTTCGACCTTGGCGATCATCTGGATCACGTCTTCGGGCTGGAACGGATACGGGGTGTTACCGTCCGCCACCGTACCCACCGACGTGTGACGGGTGATGTTGTAGTTGATGAGGCCCTTGGGAGCGTTGGCGCTACCCACACCTTCGAGCAACTCCTTGTCCATGCGAAGCGCGAGGAAGCGGCTCATGTCTTCGCGAACGAAGGCCTCGGCGCTAATCGACGCGTAACGGAACAGTTCGTTGGACAGCTTGACGATAGCGGCGACCTTTTTGGCCTGCAAGGTCACGTCGCCGGTCGTCGGCTCGCTTTCGGTGATCGGACGGTTTTCACCAGGGTAGTACGCGGTACCCGTGCCGGTCTGCCGCGGGAAGACATAGCGACCGTTGGCGGGCATCGGCACATACCGAGCGCCGCACTGCAGGAACACCTCGTTGTTACGCAGCACTTCGATGAGCTCACCCATCTGCGGCGGCGCAACCAGCGAACCCATGGCGGTTTCGTTCTGCCACGACAGGGTCTTGACACGATTGCTCAGGTGGCGCAGTTCCTCCGGGTCATACCCGTAAGTGCCAGCCTTAACGATCGCCTGAACCTCATCGGCGAACTCCACTTCGCTACGGCTGTTGCGGGGCAACAGAGCCGAGCCCAGAGGAGCCAGGATGGTGTTGGCTTCCGACTTCATTGCACCATAAGCTTCAAACCAGTTACGGGTGAGCTTGTCGTGCATGTCGATTTCGACCTTGCAGTTCTCCTTCTTGATTGCGCCCGACATTAAGCCGAACAACTTCAAGAAGCTATAACCACGCGAGGTCATCGGGTCTTCGCCGACGCGAGCATGCGGAGCACCACCGGGCACAGCGCCACGGCTCTTGGTGCGATCTGCTTCGAGCCCAGCGAGGGTCTCTCGAAGCTGAGTAACACGATCTGCCAACGGGGTGTTATCTTGCGCGGCAGGATTGGTGGGAGTAGACATGAGAGGTACAGATACTCGAGTTACGAGAGATGTGATGCGAAGAAGGTTACGTGAAGAGAAAGAAAGGTTGCAAGCTTAGACAGACGTGTGTTCGCCGCAGTAGTCCGACACTAACACCAGCGGATGCGTTAAGATACGACCATCGTTGGTTAGGGTGTTGGTAGGCTGCGTGGGAGGATAACGACGGCACAATCCCGTCGCCTCATCCTTGCGCAGGAAATGCTTACACGAAGCACAGCTAGGTAGCGCGGGAGCGATAGGGACTTCGGTGGCAGCGACGAGAGTAGGGGAGGGAGGAGACTTTTTACCGCGTTGCGACATTACAGCTTAAGACCCGTGAGGCGGAAGAGACGCTCGCTCAGTTCGTTGATCTCGGCCTCGAGAGCGAGCTCCTCGGCGGACTTGACTTCTGGAGTAGGAGTGGGAACGGAAGGCGCAGGAGTGGGAGTGGGAGTGGGAGTGGGAACTTCGACCGGGGTCGCGACGGGGGCAGGAGTGGGGATGCTGACGATACCGACGTCTTTGCTCAGCTTGTCGACGTAGCTTTGCAGCAGCGTCTTCTCGAGATGGGTGAAGCGCGTATCGCTCACCAACCCTGCAAGCAGGGTTTTTACGCCGAGGGATAGTTCCTCGTCGGCGGTCTTGACCACCGCCGCAAGGGCATTACGCTCCTCGCTGAGGTTCCAATCCTCATCGTCGTACTTCTCCGACGTCTCTTCCTTGAACAGATCGGGGTAGACGGTGTTGGCCAGATCGCCTGCCTTGCCGCACAGCTTTGACATGACCTTGCCGACCTTGCCCAAGAACTTATTGACTTTGGGCTGTTCGACGTGCGGCATGCACTCGGCCACCAGGCCACAGACTTCCTTGAGCTCCTGCAGGATGTCGCGAAGGACCACGGCCCCGTAAGGCATCTTGGCCTCTTCCTTCTTACTCTCCTCTTCTCCCTCTGCTTTGCCGGTGGGATAGATGGGACGCTCACCGCCCTTGGGGTTGGAGCCCTCGTCCATGCCATCGCTTCCCTTGAGCTCTTCAACAACCGGCTCAGGAGTAACAGTGGGAACAGGAGTAGAAGGAACCTCGACGACCACCGTCTTTTCTTCAACGATGGGCAGCGCAGTTTCGGGAGTCTGGGGGAGGACGGGTTCAGACATGGTGAGAGATTTATCCGAAGACAGAGTAGAAGAAACGACGGGCGTGGGATCCGTGCCCTGTCGCACACAAAAGACGGCCTTGACCCCCTGCTCAAGGTTCTCCAGAGCGAGCGACTGCGATTCGCAGTTGGTCACCGGAAAGCACTCAAGTACGTGGAAGACAAGCTCGCTGGAGTTGTTGCCGGTCAACTCTCCTAACGTGAGCGCCGCGTAGGTCGTAACTGCAATACCAGCGTGCTCGGCCCAACTACGGCAGGACTTCTCATCGGGGAAGAGAGCGATGTCGAAGTACAGGCACTGGGGCACCTGGCCTCGCGGATGGGCGGTATCGGCCACCGCCTGCGGTTTGGGGACTTGTGTGGGGCTGGCTTGCTGGGGCGGTGCGACCAAATCACTGTTGGACGACATGGCCAGCGAGACCTGGCTCTTGTTGACCCGGGCCGCAAACGGATCGAGATGACGCCGAAGAGAGGTGCTTTTCACATAGCGATCGAGCGAGTGTCGTACGGCTTCGGGGTTGGCCGGTACCGGCACCACGCTGTACTCGTACAAATCCCACTCAGTAAAGAGCAACCCACCAAAGTTGAAGTCGATCTTGCCTTCGTTCTCGGCCTCTTCGCTGTCAAAGGTACCGGGGATGACCTCGGCCTTGCGGGGCTTAAAACCAATGGACGCGGCCTTGAGAATGCCCTCGACACACAGCCGAAAGACCTCGTCGGAGAGTTGCGTCTTACCGTGGAAGCGAGCGAGGGACCACACCCCTTCGCGATCAATCCAGATCCCCGGACCACCGAGGTGGTTGTAGGAGAGGGCGATCGGCGGGCTCATCGAGTCGTGGGCAAAGAACACCATCGGGTTGGCTTCGTACCACGCAATCGTGGGAAGACAACCTTCGGGGATTACCACGTCCCCCTGACGATCCTGGCTGGGAGTGGAGATCAGGAACGGCACGATCATGGCCTTCTCATCGATGGGGCCAACGCGCGAGGCTGTTGAGGCAAAGCGAAGAGCGGTCTCGTCTTTGAGAAGACTGGGCGATTCGCCGGTGAGGATGAGAGAGCCGGTGGGAGATAAGACGCTGCGGGACTGGTAGCGATGGCGTAATCCACTAGCCACTACGGCAGCGTCGAGTGAAGCGTTGTTACTCATGCGTTATACAGGACGGGGCTTGGTGGAGGAATTGCCAGTCGCCACATTGTCTGGGTCGGAGGCGGTCGCTTCGTTAAGACCGCTGGAGCCCGACACCGAGGAAGTGGGGTTGGCGTTGGTGTTTTGCTGGCGCTGGAAGAAGTCTACGGCCAGACTAGCAGGGACAGAGTTTAGGCTTGCCCACGGCTGGTCGTACCACCAATCGGGAAGTGGAGCCAAGCCACGCGAAGCACGTAGCTCGTTGGGTGTACGTGCGTGGTAGAGTGAGTCGGTGGCAAACTGCTTCTCCTGTAGTTCGGGGTCGGTGGGCGTGCGATCTTCCCACCAGATCTTGAGCCGACCGGGATAGCGGTTGGCCAGCTTCTCTGTGAGGACCTGCCCAAAGTAGCGGCAGATCGGGTTGAGAGTGAGCATGTAGAACGAGGAGTGGGCCGCAAGAATCGAGCCGTAGGTCATGGACGAGTTGACCTGGGCAATCGAGGCCGGAACGCCGAAGAGTGCGAGGATCTGGTCGCGCAACTGATCGGTGGACTCGGCATAGGCCAACTCCTTGGGAGAGAGCGACATGGGCTTGAGCTTGGCCCCCGGTGGCACGAACATGGGGCGGTTGGAGTTATGCTCCCCACCGTAGCGGGACATGATGCGCGCTTCGATCCGGTCAAGGTCGGCTTCGTCGGGAATGCGAATGCCCGCATCAAACTCAATGGAAACGCCGGGAAAGATACCGTTGCGGAAGCTAAACCACCGGGAGCGGTCCATCGCCTCTTGTGTATCCACCCACGAGGCACCCGCAGTTAGGGCCCCGTACCCATCGTGTTTACTCACGGGAGACTTGCGTCGGAAGTGAATCACGTCGGTGGCAGGGATGGTTGTTGCTGAGAAAGCGCCTTCGACCGGACGTAGATCATACTTCTCGATCGAGCCGTCGCGATTCCATTGCGGTACCATCCAGTGAGAGGGGAGTACCCAGATCGCCGCGGGAGTGCTGGTCCCTCGCAACGGCGGCACCCACCAGTACGCGTTGCCAGTGATGAGCAGATACATCGCCGTCTCGTACCACAGATCGTAGGAGGTGTCGGGATCGTTAGGGTCGGCTAGCAATCGAGAGAGGGCATGGTCTGGTTCGACGGGGAGGAGGTCCTCGTGCGCTTGCAGCGGTGTAAGGGCCTTGGAGCGATGAAACTGCCGCCAGGCCATCTGACGATGCAGCTTTTCAAACCAAGCCTTTTGTTCGGTGAGATTGCGTGGCTTGCTCTTGCCTAACGACTCGGACGTGTCGGTGAGAAGGTACGAGACGTTGGGTGGGTTCATGGCCACGGCGGTGGCAATGCGATCGACCGCGACATACACCCATTGCTTAAAGTGCCGCACCATCTCGTGGCGCGAATCGACCCATGCACTCGACCACGGCCCTGCGATTGAGCCGTAAGGACCTGCACCGGGAGGAGCAAGACGCTGACCGTAGGAGGGACGTGTAAGCGCAAACGCACTCGCCTTTAGCTGATTTGCCCAGCGTGCCAACCAATCAAGCATGCATTACGCCGATGAGAAGAGGGGTGTCACAGAAAGTTGAAGTCTCTGTGATACCGTTACTCTTCGGTAGGCTTGCGAGGCGGTGCAATGTACGAGCGACGATACTGAGAGCCATAGTCGGCTGGGTTTTCGGCGGCATCTTGTAGATCAGCCCTACGTTGCTCTTCAAGGTAGAGATTTGCCGCTACCGTTTGCTGATACTCTCGAGCATTACGCTCCGCTTCGGCCCGTTGCGCTGCCACGTCAATAATAGTCGGCGTATCGCTTTCAAGTTCCGGTGGGACATCCTCAAATAGGTTATCGCTGGGTATGTAATCCACATCGCCAGGGTTGCGCTCTTTAGCTAGCTGCTGGAGTACTGAGGCGTGCTCTTCCACTTCGCTACGAGTCATATCGTTGTGCGGGTAGGGGAGCGACTCTCGCTCTCGTGCTACCGCCTCGGGAGAGTAGACGTCTTCGTAGGCTTCTCCTGGCCCAAGGTTAGGCGTCGAGCTTTGGGTCGCTCGCAGCCGATCCTGAGCATACGTCCCTTGAAGCGATTCTTCGCTACCCCCGAGCCCTGCGGTAAAGACTCGACGTTTCTTTGCGATCTCGTTGTGCAGTGACTGGATGAGTGGATGTGGATGCCATTTCCATACTTCCATGGC